CCTAATATGCAGACTGCGTCAAAGCATCGACATTGCGCACCAACTGCATTTCAGCACAAAGAGCGACAGTGACCGAAGTTGCAGTCACATTGGGCTCAATCTTGTTAGTGTTCGTGACAGCATTCTCCAGTGTGGCGTAAAGATACACCTGCGTTGAGGAAGCTGCCAACGCGTAACATGTGAACCCATCATCGATAGTGATCGACGTGTCGTCACTGTACCTGAACAGATTGGCGGTTGTCGGAGTGGTTCCTGTACCAGTCCATGCTGCATTGACCTGTGTGGAAGCCGTAACCTGGAGAATAACCTTATAGATATCACCAATCGTAAACCCGGTTGGAACCGTGGTCGTAACATTTGCGATAGTCTTAAAGGAGCCAGTGTTGAGGGCCCACAAAGCGGCCGTGCCAGCTGTAAGGCTGGAACCAGGATCCATCGCCACAAAGCTAGACATAGCTCGGGCGATCGGCAAAGTGCCGGCTCGTGGATTGACGCTGAATTCACGGAAAGAAATGTCGTAATCAACGAGCAAATATCCAGGAGAATTAGCGGCGTTCGTTTTTGAGAAGAGGAATAGCGTACCCGCTGCGTCTTCATTGATGTCCGTCTGGTTGCCATACAAAGTGGTTTTCCACTCATTGACGGGCTTCACCATCATAGAGTGGTTGGTCCACTGAGGCCCAATCACGGTGTGCTCATCAGAGAGGACATACGGCAGGAAGTTCGAGCTGGAGTAGTCGCAGAACGGCGCCAACCTGTCACGCTCATAGTAAAACAGGACATCTCCGGCTTGAGAAGTCGGTGATGAGGTGATGTAATGAAACACCAACTTGTTAAACTTGAAATTCGTGAACATCTGGCAGTAATTCCTCAAAATACTGCTCGGGAAGGCGCACGGTGTGAGCGGCATCCCGCCGATTACTTCCCAGCCCGTGATAGCAGACCCAGTGCCAGATAGAGCGAAGGCAAAATCACGGCCAACAACACGAGCACCATCACCAGTTTGTATAGTCCGCGGTTTTGATCCGCGAACAGAATTACCAACTGAGACAGGAGCTGTGTTAATCTGAGACACTGGTCCGAAAGAGCCCGGACTGGCGAGTTGAGCGCGCCGACGAGGTCGCGCTCGAGCATTCTTCTTTTGTTTTTGTTTTGTTCTAGCCATTGGAAAATATAGCTTAGCGAAAATGAGATCATTAATCACCACCACCACCAATGCAATTAGCATCACATACATACTGGTTGTATTGAGTTCTTCTTTTTCTTTTTCTTGACGCTCATCATTTGTTTCTGAATTTTGTGGCGTCGTCCTTGGTAACCGATTGGGCTCCAGGTTTGTTCTTCTACTTGACGGTCGGAATTTCGCTGCGCAGCTTGGTGTAGCGCTTTAAAATTTTCCAGGTTGTTGCGTTGTTTGGCGATCAGAATCTGTGCCCTCAGGTCCTTTTCTGTAGGACCAGAATTCTTCGGTTTCTCGGGGTGGACCACATTCAAAGGCCTCGTACTAACGGATGCACCACCGCCCACGTCATGGGCGGCTTTACCACGGGCCTCAACCTGTGGCTTAGGGACAGAGCCTGCTCCAACGTTCGTTACAGACAACGGATGTTGGGACCTAGGCAGAACCGGGAGCGCCTTCTTCTGCTTCGGATCGGTCTTGTAGTAGTCCAGGATATCCTGAGTCTCTTTCTTCAAGTAGGTACCGTTAAGTTTCTGTTGAATCCTCCAAATGTTCTTAGCTCCATTGTACACGAGGCCCAAAGGCCCGTACTTGGAGTCACTGAGCATCTCACTAGCTTGGCGGCCAGCGAAATTGCCGTACTGAGCGAGGTTGGCGGAAATTCCTGGAAATTTCCCCTCCAACTTCCGTGCTTCCTTTGCAAAAATCGCATCTGCCGCTTCCCTGTGGGCTCTATCCTTGTAACGAGCATAGGCACTGTCGTGCTGGCGCGCTAGAGCATCGAGTTCATGCTGAGGTTCTGATTCACCCCACTCCACACTTTCCTGTATCTTGCCGTCAGACCAGTATGGTCCCACGTAGTTTCCGAGGTTGTTGTTCATATTTGTGTCTTATTTCGCCAACCTCCTCCACAAATCCGACGTAGGACGGAGCCAGTTTAACGACTTGGTCGGTCCCGCACGAACTCTAGCCAAAGATGTCATCATCATCCATGAAGGCTGCTTCCAACCCCCACTGTTTGGCAAGGAGCTCAGTTCGCTCCTTGAGGTACTTGAGTTCGAAATCGGCTGGGTACTGCTCTCTCAAATCGTGGTAGAGCCGCATGAAGAAATCAAATCGCGGCACATCATGTCTGTACTCCTCCATGTGAGAGCGGAGGGCCCCAGCAAGGTCGGATCTCTTCACGGTTTTCAGATTCTCGATATGCTTCGTAAAGCGCTTCGGGTAGAAAGTGAAATGACCTTCCGAATCCTTGCGGATATCACGGCTGAAGTACTCACTGTGCTCGAGCGACTCTCGCTCCTCCAATTCAGTCGGCACGCCGATGGAGGTCAAAGCCTCTTTGTACTTGTCCAGATCAACACCATCCAGGTTCTGGTTGACGTCGTCACCGCCGGCGACAATGGGGAGTGCGAGAATCTCCTCATCGCTCATACCGAGCATGATACACGCCATGACGTGCACCACTACTTGCGCGATGGAGTTGACACTAATTGTCAAAAACCACCCGCTCTTCATGATGCCGTCGACGTTCATCTTGACGACGGTTCCGTTCGACGTGCGATACGTCGAATTTTTGAAGATCTGGTCAAACGCACGGTCCACATCTCTCTTGTAATCGGTCAATTCAGCCTCGTTCCAACCCTTAGGGCGTACTGCGAGGTTCTTGACTACGGCAGCTGATGCCGACACGATCCAAGGAAGAAAGTTGAAGTCCCAGTTGGACTTATCCGACTCGACTACCTTACCCGGGAGCACATCCTTCATGTGTTCGATGTGGCCCGGAGCCGATGGACAATACGCGTACTTAATTGGAGTCTGCTTCCAAGTGTCCACGAGTGAGAAGGCGAGATTCCTGAACATGCTCGCATGTTTGGCAGTGACGTGAAGTGGCAGATTCGCGATACCTCGTGGCATTCCCTTATCGAGCTTCGACCTCTTCGTCGGCTCGTACTTGAGAAACCATCGAATCTCGAAATCGTCGTCCCACTTGTTCAACACCTCCTGAGCGAACCCCTTCTCACCGTAGCGGCTGAGCACATCCTTGTTAGTAGGAAGGCTGTTGGCCACATACGGGAATCCCGCTCCCTTATTCGGTTTAATGAACGACGTGTTGATGACGTTATCGACGAGTCCAGAGACGGTTTTGTAATCCGGATCTGGGGAGAACTTGGCAGCTGCGCACATCTCAGAAACCAGCCTGGCGCAGCGCTTGATCTGCGCCTGCGTCGGGGTAACCTTGACCGCCTTTATCCGGGACACGTACAACTTGACGTGCTCCAGAAGCGACTTCTCCTCAGTCTCGGCATCCATAACCGGATACTCGTAACTGCTCTTCACGTACCCAAGCTTCTCGAGTTCCTCTTCTCGATCAGCCAGGGCCTGAATTGCTTCAGGCTGTACAGCCGAGCCACGTGGCGCGTGCACCGCCTTACTACCGCGTTCAACGACATAAGCCTCCTTAGCCTTCTTACGGGCTTTCTTGGGCTTAGCGGAACCAGCCTCCGACGGGGCAGCATACCTTACTGGGGCGTTTTCCTCCATCTTGTCGCGGAAGTCCACCCAGAACTTCTGAGAAGCTCCACTGTAGGACGACTGATGCAACAAGTCATCGATGTACTCTGCGCCGCTTCGGGTACCGCCTCCAAACACTTCCACTAACTCATCTTCATTCCACCCATAGGTGGTCTCACCATTCTTTAAGATGATGGAGATGCGTCCGTCGCGCATGCGCTGCGCCTTGACAACAGCTCCGCGCCACTTCATCTGTCGGTAATGCTCCTTGTAGGTAGCATCCGCATAGGTGCCGTGGTAGCGGCGCTTGCCCTTAGCCATTTCATCGCCTTGGGCCGCATCAATGAGATACTGTATGTACTCAGTCCGGATTGCGACATTATAGTCGCCTTGCGCTCGAATGTGCATGCCAACCACCGAGCGACCTGAAATCAACGGTGAACCAGAAAACCCAGGCTTCGTACTCGCGGTGTGAAACAGGAATTCATAGCCACTATCATCTAAAGTGGATCCTGATGCGCTTACCAACAAGCCGTCCGGGTTGAACCCGATCGTTTGAACTTGCTGGGAATACGCACTCCGCGTCTTCGTGCTGACCTTTTCAACTGAAATCTTGGTCCAGAGCGACTGCTCGACCAACTTGACGAAGACGTCACCCTCAAAACCACCGACGACATTGTCGTCAGGGTCGAAGAAGTCCTCGTCTAGCTTGCACAGCTTACTAACGTCCGCCTCGAAGTTCCCTTTCTTCGTCTCCCGCAGGTGAGCCAGATACACCTTGGCTGGCGACTGGAACAGCACGTTGCTAATATGGCGCGCTGTGACGAAGTAATCGTCCATGCGCCAGAAGCAACCGAGCAGCTTCAGCTCGCTCTCTC